AACACTAACTACAACGTTGTATAATGATACTATAGGTCCGATGTTACAAACTATTAGTACTGATTCTGGAATAATGGGAACTGCGTCAAAGAAGGCGGCTGAAGGGTTAGACAAGTTAGCAACTACACTTACTACTCTTACAAACACAGGCGCTGATCCTACCAGCGATGCCGCGACGTTGGAGTTAATAGCAAAGTTAACAATCTTTGCCAACAAGGCGACAACGTCAATTACCGATGCCGCTGCTGCCACTGAAATCAGAACAAACCTTAAAGGCGATCAGACATTAGATCAGCGAACAACATCATTTGGAAATGCTCATACATTATTAGGCACAACTCCTCAGAGTGATCCAGGAAACCCTAGGCAACGAGTTCCCGAACCAGGTGATCATTATGCCAGAGGTACTCCAGGTATTGATAATGCAGTAAGTGGACTTACTTCCTTTGCATCAATAACAAAGGATTTTGGAAAGGAATCTCTAGCATTATTACATGGTAACGAACTTGTAATGACCAAAGCACAAGCTAAACAATTAGATTTAGGTATACTTGCACTATCAAACAATATGAGTGGCGCCCTTGCTCAGATGGATGCTGCGTTGTCAGCTAACAACACTCCTCTAAAGGCTCCACCATCAAGGGATGAAGCTAGAGCACTTGGGATAACTAAAGGAAAAAGTCAAGATGAGCTTCGCAAATTAGCACAGATGGGAAGTTCCGGTGTATCTAATACAGTTGCAGGAATGTTATCAAATTCAACCAGACCCGAAGGTGCAATGCGTCAGGGAGCAATAAATACTGTTAGAAGTAGAGATAATAGCCCAATGGGTAATGATAATAGTGGTTTGGAAGAAATGTTTAAACAAATGATTACTGGAGAGTTAATTCCTAGTTTAGCTACAATGACAGCAGGCCTTCCGTCAGAAGCCGTACTTGGCAGTCTGCTAGACACATCTAAACAGCAACTAGGAAATACAATGCAACAACTAGCTAAATTAGAATCTGGCAACAAACTTACTAAAAGATTAAGAAAAGCAGGTAATGCATTTGGAGGAGTCGGCGTATGAGTTGGAAGAAGTATTTCACACCAGTAACTACTGAAGATAATATGAGTGGTAGTTATTCTCCGTTCAGTAATAGAAATACAGGTTCGCAACCAGGGCCTGCACGTACTAATTATAGTTCATACTTACCTGATGTATATGTAGGTAGCCCAAATCGTGTTGAACGCTATGGACAGTATAATACTATGGATAATGATTCAGAAGTATGTGCTGCACTTGATATCCTTGCAGAATTTTGTGCTCAAGAAAATAAAGAAAACGGAACAACTTTTAGATTTGATTTTAATAAATCAGCAACTAATAGTGAAATACAAATATTAGGAGAGTATCTAAGACAGTGGAGTAATTTACAAAACTTTAGTACTCGAATGTTTAGGATCATGCGTAATATATTTAAGTACGGTGATCAATTGTTTATTAGAGATCCTGAAACAAAAAAATGGTTTCATATTGATCCAGCTAAACTAACAAGAATTATTGTTAACGAATCAGAAGGCAAGACTCCAGAACAATATATTATTAAAGACTTAAACCTTAATTTTGTTGATATGGTAGCAACTACTCCTCATATTACTAATGGAAATATTACTGGTGGCGGTAGTGGATACCAAACTGGTGGTGCAAGAGGTATGATCGGAAACGCTCCTCAGCAAGCAGGATCAAGATTTCAAACAGGCGATGGTGAAATTGCTGTTGATGCAAAACATATTGTGCATTTAAGTTTGTCAGAAGGATTGGATAATAATTATCCTTTTGGAAACTCATTATTAGAACAAATTTTTAAAGTTTATAAGCAAAAAGAATTATTAGAAGACGCAATTATTATATATCGTGTACAACGTGCTCCAGAGCGCAGAGTATTCTATGTTGATGTAGGTAATATGCCAACACACCTTGCTATGCAATTTGTTGAAAGAGTTAAAACTGAAATTCATCAAAGACGTATACCAAGTGCAACTGGTGGCGGCGCAAATGTAATTGACAGTAGTTATAATCCGTTATCGATTAACGAAGATTACTTCTTTCCACAAACTGCTGAAGGACGTGGTTCAAAAGTTGAAACACTACCGGGCGGTACTAACTTAGGAGAAATTGATGACCTTAGATATTTTACTAATAAGCTCGTACGTGGTTTACGAATCCCTAGTAGCTACTTACCAACGGGAGCAGACGATTCATCAAGTGCATATAATGATGGTAGAGTGGGTACAGCATACATTCAAGAATTAAGATTTAACAAATATTGCGAACGGTTACAAGGACTTGTTACAGAAGCATTTGATAAAGAATTTAAATTATTCTTATTAGATAAGGGCATAAACATTGATACGTCAATGTTTGATTTAAAGTTCCAACCACCACAAAACTTCGCAGCTTATAGACAATCAGAACTTGACAATGCTAGAGTACCAACATTTACACAAATGAGTGCAATACCATATATGTCAAATAGATTTGCACTAGAAAGATTCCTAGGTCTTAGTAAAGAAGAAATTGCAGAGAACGAAAGACTATGGCGTGAAGAGAATGATGAAAATTTAGCTGCACCAACAGGTGATGCTTCGGGAGAAATGCGAAGCGTCGGAATTAGTAGTGCAGGAATTAGTGCTGATATTGATGGTGCTGAAGATATTCTTGATACAGATCCAGCACCAGAAGACGGTGGAGCTGGTGCACCACCAGAAACAGTAACAGGAGAGGTACCTGGGTCAGGCGCGGCAACGGACCAAACGGTATAAATAATAATATGATACTACGTGAACTATTTTATTTTGATAAAGACACCCTTGAAACAATCGAGGACGACAAGTACCAACCTGAGTTTGATCAGTCTGTAGTAGATCCTGATGATACTAGGAAAACACGACTAACTCTGTCTCAGATTAATAGAGCTAGAAAAGGCTCTGAAGTTCATAAAAAAGAGAAAACCAAAGAATTAGATATCGTTAGGCAAATGTATGGACTTGCTGCGCAAGCGGCGGCTGCTGGTGTTTAAGTTTTATGGCCAAACTAAACAAAGCTGATTACACAAAAGACCAATTCCGTAAATTAAAAGAACAAAAAAAGATAGAAAAAGCAGCAAAGCGAGCTGCGAAAGCTCCTCAAGTTGTTCCTCGACCTCCAGTAGCTAGTGCTACGGATAGTCAAACATCTTTTGTATTAGGAAACGGCCTAAGTCGTACTTCTGTAAACCTTACTAACTTAAAATCACACGGAAAAGTATACGGCTGTAATGCATTGTATCGAGAGTACGATCCTGACTACTTAGTAGCAGTTGATGTTAAAATGGTTTTAGAACTTAATAAAAACAAATACCAACAAAGAAACTCTCAAGTTTGGACCAATCCAAACAAAGCATATAGTAACATGTCTAGTTTTAATTTTTTTCAACCTAGCAAAGGATGGAGTTCAGGACCAACAGCGTTGTGGTTAGCAAGCCAACACTGTCCATTACAAGTGTTTATACTTGGATTTGATTATAAAGGTAAAGACGTTGGTGACCATTTTAATAACATATATGCAGACACTGAGAATTATAAAAAATCAGTTGACGGAGCAACATATCATGGCAACTGGCTTAAACAAACTATTGACGTTATACAACAAAATACTAAAATAAACTATATTCGAGTTATAGCAAAAGATAACTACTGCCCTGACGAGCTAAATAATCTTAGTAACTACAAAACTATGCTAGTTGAAGATTTTAATAAAATTTTTGCAATTTAATTGGAAATTGTAAAAAAATGTCGTTTTGAGCCTGTTTCGAGGTAGTTTTCTATACTCTTGTTAAATACACATGACAGCCTTACCATAGGTAATACATTTATAGGAGAATAAAATGGCAGATTCAAAGAAGTTCGAAGAAATGCTTGAATGCTTAGTTAATGACGACAAAGCAAAAGCAGAAGAGCTTTTTCACAATATTGTAGTGGAAAAGTCACGTAAAATTTATGAAAATCTTTTAGAAGATGATCTCGATGATGAAGAAGTAGATGAAACTTCCGATGAAGAAGTTGATGAAGCTTCTGATGATGAAGAAGTAGATGAAGCTTCCGATGATGAAGAAGTAGATGAAGCTTCCGATGATGAAGATCTAGAAGAAGATTTTAACCTAGACGAATTTGAAGTCGAAGGTGAAGACGATATGGAAGCACCAGCAATGGGTAGCGATCCTACAGACGACATGATGTCAGATATACAAGACATGGGTGACGAAGGCGGCGAAGGCGACGAAGAAGATGGTGACGTAGAAGATCGTGTTGCTGATCTTGAAGATGCACTCGACGAACTTAAAGCAGAATTTGAAGACATGATGGCAGGCGATGAAGGTGATGACACTGAAATGCCAGCTGATGACGAAGATATGGATGATGCAGACATGGACGAGCCAGAAATGGACAACATGGACGAGCCAGAAGAAGAATCAATGGCTTATGAAGCGTCAGACGAAGAAGTTGAGGAAGAGTCCGATGAAGACTTAACTCCAACAGAGCAGATGCGTGAATATGTTGAAAAAATATCAGCAACAATGGGTGACAACGGTGCAAACACTAAGTCAGCTG